AGAATTAGAAACAAATTTAATAATTAAAAAAATAAAAAAAAATGGCAAATGTAGCAAATAATAGTATCGCAGCAACTTACGGAGGTGCGCAACTAAACGAACTTTTTTATGAGCCAGTATTTAGAAGTGATGATATTATGCGTAACTATAGAGTTATTCCTAATGTTAAACACAAAATGAATGTTTACACTTCTGCTGCTCTAACTAAGATAGTACAACCTTATACAACTTGTTCTGCAACAAGTGGTTCAACTCAATTTAATATTGATGATAAAGTAATTACTGCAGGTAGATGTAGAGTTGCTTTAGAGCAATGTACTGATGAGTTCTTTGGAACTTATATTGAAGAAATGTACCGAAATGGTGCAGATGTAATGAATGTTGAGGGAACTCAATTATCTGATGCAATCGTAAACAGAGCAGTAACAGGTATCGCACAAGATGTAGTAAGATTAGCATGGGGTGGTGATGGCGCAACTGCAAATTATACTGCTCTTGATGGGTGGATGAAATTAATGGGTGCAGATGCAACTGTATTAGCAGCAAGAACTGAAAAAAGTGCAGTAGCACCTACAACACCTACAGCGGGTGAATCACTTTCTTTATTAAGAGAGATGTATGACAATGCTCCTGCAGCATTACAACAAGTTCCTGCAAAAGATAAGAAAATATTTGTATCTCCTAAGACTTACAATGCTTACTTATCAAACTTAGAAGGTACTTCTGCAGATTTAGCAATTACTAACCAACAAGATGGTGTATTAACTGTTAAATTTAGAGGTGTTGAATTAGTAGCAATGTATGAGTGGGATACTATCTTAGCAGATACTGACCCTGCAATGTTCTTGAGAGGTGGTGTTAATGGTACAGAAGGTGCTTGTTACTGTGCAGTAGAGAACTTAATAATTGGTTCTGATGTAACTGACCCAGAAGGTTCTTTCAAAGTATTTTATGATGATTTAGAAGAAAAAATGTTCTTCAGAGGTTACTTCAAGTTAGGTGTACAATTCTTGTACCCTTCACTTGTTCAATGGGGAATCTTTTACTAAACAATAATGTAATAATAGAGGGGAGGTTAATCCTCCTCTCTTAATTACTTTTAATAACTAATAAAATAATAAAAAAATGGCAATAGATACAGGTTTAGGTGTGGTATGTGGTGATTTACAAGCAACAGGTGGTATTTCTCAAATTATAATAAGAGAATGGGCTACTGCAGATGTAGTTACTTATGGTGCAGGTACAGCACACACTATTACAAATATTCAATCAGGTGGTGATGCTGCTTGGTTTGTTTATGAATTTAAAAATGAAGTACCTGCAATGACTATTACTGCAACAAAAGAAAATGGTTCAACTTCTTTTGAGTGTGGATTATCTTTTATGCTTCCTAATATTGATGCAACAAAATTTGAAGAATTAAAAAACTTTGAAAATGCTTGTATGATGGGGATGGTTTTAGATACTAATGGAAATTGGTGGGTTTTAGGTGCTAGTGCAAAATACGCTAACGAGGATGTTCAGGCAAAAAGCCAAACTTTCTTGAGTTTAACAGGATTTGAAGGTGGTACAGGTGCTGCTTATGCAGATGAGAATGGTATTACTATTAACTTAATGGCAAGACAATTTGAATTGCCAAGAGAGTATGCTGGTACTGTTACTGTTGATACTTCAGCATTAACTGCAACAACAGGGGCATAATAATTAAAGATATAGAAATAGGTTGGACTTTGTTCGTAAAAAGTTTAACAACATTTCCCTATTAATATCTTTTTTATAATATGTGTGATTGTAATGCGAAAAATATTGTAGATTTATCACACTTAAAAATATATACAGTTATGGCAGAATATAAAGCAAAATCATCATCAGGTACTTGTTACAAGAATGGTTTTAAAATTAAGTGGGCTACAGCAACTCAAGAGGAGTTAGCCTATGCTTATGAAGATTTAGGGATGACTACATTAGTAGAAAAATTATCAACTACAAAAACAAAAGATGAGCCAAAGAAAGCAACCAAAAAGAAAAAGTCAGGTAAAGAATCTTCAGACTCAAAAGAGTAATACTTTTGAATTTGGAGTTTTTAATTTAGCAATTCCTGAACATATTGAAGAGCCTTTAGATTTAGCAAAAGTAAGAACTAAGTTTATTCCTTTTGGTACTAATAATCTATTCCCTCAGTATTTAGCAGAATTAAAGCGTAAATCTTCTACTCACAGAAGTGTATTAGCACAAAAGACTATCTTTACAAGTGGTGCTAAGTTTGTTACGAATAATGAAGATGTTAAAGAATACATCAAAGATGTAAATGCTGATGGAGAATCATTAAGAGAGGTTTTTAAGAAATTAGCAGATGATTACTATTCATTTGGAAATGCCTATTTAGAGGGTGTATTATATGATGGTGGACTAAATCTATATCACATAGATGCAACTACTGTTAGAATGTCTAAAAACAAGAAAGAAGTATATGTACATCCTGATTGGGCTAAGTACAATAGTATGAAAGATAAATTATCTATCATTCCTATTTATCCTAAAGTGAAGGGAAGTAGATTTGTTGTTCAATTTAAGGATTACGAGCCTACATTCCAATTCTATGGTTTACCTGATTACATTGCTGCATTAGAGCATATTGCAGTTGATTATGAAATTGGTAAATGGAATCACACTAAATTCAAGAATGGATTTCAACCTTCAGCAATCGTTGAGATTAATGGAGATATGGGTGAAGAAGAAGCAAAGAAATTAGTAAGAGAAGCACAAAAGAAGTTTGTTGGAGATGGAAACAATGGTAAGATTATGTTCATTGTTAAGAATGGAGATACTTCAAGTGCTAATGTTCAAATTATCAAAGATGACCAAGAGGGTAGTTGGATAGACTTACAAAGAATAACTGACCAAAACATTGTAACTGCTCATAGATGGCAACCATCATTAAGTGGTTTAGTTAGTTCAGGTAAAATGAATAATACAGGTAGTGAGATTAGAATTGCTTATGATTTAGCAATGACTACTGTAATTAAAGATACTTCTGATTTATTGTTAAATGGGATTAGAGGGGTTTTATATAAAGAGTTAGGTTTCTTACCTGAAGAATTAGTGATTCACTATGAGCCACCAATTAGTTTTGCAACTCAGATTGACCCTAAACAAGTTCTTACTATTAACGAACAAAGAAGAATGTTAGATGAGGATTTACCAATGCTAGAGGAAGGTAATATGTTCTTAACTGATAGAGAGCAAATTATTGTAACTAGAGATAATGATGGAGATGGTAAGGGTGATGATGAAGTGGGAGATATGCAAGTAACTGAAATTGAAAAAGAATAACTATGGCAAATGTAAATCAATATATACCTTTAGTAACAGCAGCAGAAGTTATAAGTAATAGTTTTACTAATGCTAATACTGATACTGCTTTAATTTCTAATAGCACATTACTTCTTGCTGAGTTAGCACATTTAAAAGAAGCGATTGGTAAGAAGTTTTATGAGGAATTAAAAACACAACATAATAATGGTACTTTAACTACTGCAAATCAGACTCTAATGGATGATTTCCTAACAAGAACTTTGTGTTGGTTTGTTAGGTTTGAGGTAATAAATGAAGTTCAGAGTAATAGTAGTAGTGCAGGTATTGTACATAATATTGATGAGTTTGCTACTATTATAGACCCTTCTGAGTTAAATGCTTACAAACAAGACACTTACAGAAAGGCTGAGATATACTTAAAAGATATGTTAGATTATATGAATGATAGCGACCAGAGTGGTGATTATCCAACTTACGAATCTAACAAACCTTGTAATGATGATGTTTACAAGAATCATGGAATAATAATGTATGATAGTATATATTCAAGACCTACTAGAAATTATAATAGTTGGAAGGATAACTGTCCTTGTGATGATTGTTAAAATAAATATATAAATGGCTGCAAACGAACATAAAAATTTATCTAGTGCAAATAGACATAATCCAAAAGGTTTTGAAAATGCAACTAATGATACTATATTAGGTAAAAACGAAGGAAGTTCTGCAACAGGAACTGATGGCAACTTAGAGTGGCAAGGTAAGTCTTATATGGGTGTTACTAACTATAAGATGCAGGGGTTTACAACAGGTGCTACAAACTACTATTATGGAGAGGATATAGCAGATACTAAATCTCCTTATGAGATGGCTGTTAATTACGGGAATAGTACTGTCTCCTCAGGGAGTTTAACAGTATCTAATTTATTTAGAGTAGGTCAAGGGTGTGTTATTCCTGAAATTGCTACTGTAACATCTATAAGTGGGTGGGTTACAAGTAGTGGAGGTTATGAGGTTACTATTGCTATCTGTAAGGCAACTCCAACAGCAGATGATACTACTGCTATTGTTCCTGTAGTTATTGATGAAATAACTGTAGCAGGTCTTAGTAGTAACAATAAAATGGTTAGAATAAATGAAACAACTATAACTACAGCAGCATTAGCAGCAGGAGATATTATATTCCCAATGATTAAAGAAGCAACAGGTGGTTCTACTATCTACATGAATCTAACTATACAAACAACTACATTCTAATGACAACAAAAGAAGAAATAGTATCAATGAAAAAAGACATAAGTTCAATAAATGAGAAGATGGATAATTTGGACACTAAATTAGACATGATTACAGAGAGATTACTAAATCCAGATAAAGGGGTTGCTGCTAGAGTGAATAGAAACACAGCAATGAGAAAGGTTTTAGTAAAAGCAATGTGGATGATTTATGCTATAACTTTAGGTTCATTGATAAAACTTTTTACAGAATAAAAAACAAATTAATAAACAAAATAAAATAAAATGAGTACAGATTTTGATACAGATAATACATTATTAATGATGCAATTAGGTAAAGGTGGTGGGACTGAGGTTTTCACTACTGCAGCACAAACAGGAAAAGATTGGTTTTGTGTGCATTTCCCAGTTGAATCTGTTGTTGCAAGTATTGCAGCAGATGGAGTAACAGGTGAGACTGCACTTCAAACGACACTTAGTGCCGGAACGACATTGTTCATGAATATCACAGCCATTACACTCACGAGTGGAATTGGAATAGGGTATAGAGATATATAAATAATATGTTAGGTTTAAAACAATCTTTAAGTTTAAGTTCTAATAGAGCATTAGGTGGTTGGACACCTGATAATGAAGGAACTGGTTTAGTTGCTTGGTATAAAAACAAAGAAGGAATTACTTTAAATGGTTCTAATGTTTCTAGGTGGAATGACAGTTCTAGTAATGACCATAATATGGGACAAGAAACAGAAGAAAAACAACCTGCTTATAACGCTTCTACAGGTGCTTTAACTTTTGAT